CATATTACACCTCGCATATCCATTTACGAGGACGGAATCCGTATGCTCTAGCCCTACGTTCCCATCCCGGCCTATGGCTGGAAAATGTTAAATATTTAACATTAGCATCCCTAGCCATACTTTTGATAAATTGTAAACCTTTTTCAACCACTTGATAATCATTTTCTAACGTCCAAGCAGCCCAGACATGGAGTTCTTGCCCCATTGGCTGAAGGATAAAGAAGCCATAAAAATGGTTGTTCTTAAGGACTACCCAAAGCATCGCCTTTTGATTGAAACAGTCGGTGTATACATCCTCAACTATCCAATTCTCAGGACTTTTAGTTTTAATCTTTTCTAGGCCGGGCTTAATAAAAGCCCACCATTTTCTTAGGTCATCGACCGGGATATATTTAAATTCTGTCATCCCACAACTATATACATAAACTCACAAACGTGGGCATTACTGGCATGGTGTATGACAGCAGAGCCTTGTGATCGAGTACCAACCCATAGTTTTGACATTTCTTGAGCGCCTTTATCATTCATAGGCGTAAAAATAATTGCAGAATCGTAACCTATACGTGGATCGTAAAGAGTTGTTGTTGTTGATGTTGTTGTTGTCGTGAAATATCCGCTATTGTTCGTTCTACCGTCCATAATCCCACGAACAACCTCAGCAACTTCACGCTCAGACCCACCAAAAGGCGGTAAAGTCCTAAACTGTACGCTTTTAGTAGTCATCGATTACCCTGTTTAACGACTTCTACCTCTAAACCAAAGGCTGTTTCCCAGTTTGCCCCTGTTGGAGTGAGTCTGAGCCTGTGATATTCACCGTTAGACCGCAAGCTAATGCGGTTTTCAGCGTCTGCTGGCACATCTGAGCCAAATTCCACTTGATCAGAGAGTAAATCACGGCTTGAAATAGCTACTGAAGCACTGCCTTTGTCCACAATCGGCTTAACTAGCGTCACTGTAGAGCGTCCAATATCAATATCACCCGTTGTAACGTTCGCTGTCTTAGGCTGACCTGAGAATGCAATGATCTTTGTGCCAGAAACACCCGCAAATAGCAGTTGTCCACCGGCAAACACACGAGAATCCAGCGGAATATCTAGCGCATCAATGCTTGCATTATAGTTATCGACCTGTTCCAACGTAGCAGATGGAGTTAATACATAAGCAACGCTGGTAGCAGTGGTATCTGTGTACGACCACTTAGCCAAATCAATGGAATACATCAGCAGATTCTTGCCGCCAAACGTATTATTGAATTTCCAAATAACTAACTTGCGTATTGGATCAACGGTAGCGCTCATTCCTGTAAATATTTCGCTAGGAATGGCATTATCAAAGAACCAGCGATTTACCTTCTCTACGCCGATAGCTTTAGTTGTCTGACCATCACAAGCGTAGAAACCATCATCAGCTAGGAAATACGTCAGACCACCGTACTGAGCAATAGAGCCATTAGAGATACATCCTAATGACCTAGAAATAGCGTCAAACTGGAAAAAAAGCGGGGAGCCTGTATAGCTCATCCGATATATGGCACGTTCTAAGAAGATCAGCCCATATTCGCCACCCGCTAAACCTGTAATATCGCCACCGTCAGGCAATATCTGGGAGTCTGATTGTGATGCAGCACTAGGAGTCCAGTCTGTCTCATCGTTAATGTCAGACCAGTACACCTTGTTAGAATCTGACCCGTCATTAGCGGCAACCACAAAGTCACGAACTACCGTCACATACTTAGCCGTAGGAGCAGCAGCAGCCAAGTCAGTTACATAAGTAGAAACGCCTAATTCATATGATTGCAGCTTATCCTGACCATTAGCCATAATCATCTTGCTACCGAACTGGGTTACATCCCAACCCTCAACCGCTGTATATCCGCTAGTAGTTAAAGCATCTAAGCTAGCGTCAGTAGAGTCAAACTTATAGACCTGAGTAGCGCCAGCAGCAAATAAATTCGTAGCACCACCAAACTTACCAGCAAAGGTAATCAGCAAGTTTTGAGCCGCTGCATCAGAATAATCAGCCTCACTAGGAAATGCTGCATAACCGTTAGCAACTGGATAACAGTTCTTTGCATCTGTTACCGCACCTGTTACACCCGGCTGATCTGGGAGCCACTCACCAAACGCTATTTTCTGCATTATTTAAATCCCCAAAGCGGCTTTAATCTCGTCAGGTGTTGCTGCTGCGTCAATCTGTGTTTGGATAGCTGCGTACTTCTCACGGATAGCCTGACGAGCAGTCTCAGCACCTTCTACTGCGCCCGGAATCTGCTTTGCTATAGCTTCGTCGTAAGGCTTGAATTCCTCAGCCCTAGCAGCACGACGCATATCGTGACCAATGTTCTTAGCTTTAGTTAAGTTGATTACGAGACCCATGACCATGCTCCACGAAATGTACGATCTGAAGGAATATCTGCTACGTCTACGATCTCGTAAGGCTTACCTGCTGGTACGTCCTTAGCAGCGATTTCTTCAATGGTTAATCCACACTTAGCGGCTGGAACTATGACAGCGACTCCACCGTCATCAGTAGGGTAAATTATGCGTGAGTTCATTGTTAATCCTTGTTAGCGGAAGACTGATACGTTTATGTATGTTGGATCAAACGTTCCGACTCCATAAACACCAGTATTTATTCTGGCAGCAGAAGTTGTTGGCGCAACATTCGCTCCAGTTGATGAATTTGTAAATACTGTTGTGCCGATAAAATTATTGGTTCCGTTAGATGAACAAGTTGTATTTACTGAATAATTTATATCACTTATAGCAGTAGTAAAGTTCACCGTATAATCACCGACACCATTGTCTGTAATGGAACTAACGTTTCCGCTTGCTCTAATCGCAATTGTGCCTGTGCCATTAAAGTTGACCCATGCACGACAGCCGTATGCTGTGGCTACTGAGCCATATCCGGAATTAAATCCAAATGTGCTTCCAGTTGCATTACCAGTAACAGTAGCTGCGCTACCGGTTGTATTTTGATTTAATGTAGGAACATCTCCAGCTTGAATTGCTGACATAACTACGTTAGTGCCATTGCCACGCAAATACTGACCTGAAGTAACAGCGCCAGCAAATGAATTCATCGCCGCTTGTGCAGTTGTTTGACCTGTACCACCATTTCCTAAAGGTAAAGTTCCTGTCACTGCATTAGTAGAAGCCAAATTAACGGCGCCAAAACCAAGAGCAGTACCAGAACGTCTTAATACTTGATTGTCACTCGCAGCAGCAATGCTTGCTACATCACCGGTTGCGTTTCCTGTAACACCAAGAACAGAAAGCGCAGAACCTTGAGTAAGGTTTGCAAATGGTAAATAACCTGTAACGCCATTAGACAAATCTATCTGAGACCATGCTGGATTGTTACTTGTTCCAGTATTTGCTAAATAGCGGGTAGCAGTAGTATTTTTGGCAAGCCTTGAGAATGTGTCAGTGCCAGATGCATAAAGAATATCGCCCTGAGTTGCTCCCATGCTAGCAGTATCTATTGTTGCACCATCAACATATACAGAGCGACCAGCAGGATATGTCACAAATACATCTTTAGTTCCAGCAGAAAAAGTAGTTTTAGTCGGAGCGCCAGCGCTAGAAGCTAATACTGTGTCGCGAGAAAGTGTTGTTCCGCTTGAAGTGTATGTACCAATTCCTATTTCCCACTCAGTTGTTCCCTGACCAGCAATAACGTAATAAGTTGTATTGCCATTGCCAACAACGGAAAATGACTGGAAACCAGATGCAGCACCAGCGAGTGTAATAGTGCCTGTGCCGGTGGTAGTCGTTGTTTCTTTTACTCTATCAGCTAAAACAAGAGCCATTATTGCCTCATCCAGTTATCTGACCCAGCATTTACATTCGTCCAAACATTTGAGCTACTAGGTACACTAGTCCATGTATCAGAGTTTGTAGCTACATTTGTCCAGCTATCAATACCAACTGCGCTTGTTGTCCAAACATTAGTAGTAGGAATTACATCAGACCATTCCTCGCCAATAATTTGACCATTTGCATTTATAGTTGCTAATACATTAATGTAACCAGCAGCAGAGAATATTGCGTTAGCGTTACAATTTACCGTGGCAATTGCATTTACACTTGCATTTCCTTCGTAGATAACGCCGCCTAACGCAGAAACTATTGCTTCCCCAGTAATAGAACCAGATGCCATTCGGAATCTTATTCCATCAGCAGTAACAGTTGCATTACCTGTTATAGAAGCATCAGCAAATACTTCCCGTATCCCGTTAGCCGTAACAGTCGCAGTAACATTTATTGCACCACTTGCGCCATAAATCGCTATGCCATCAGTAGTTACGGTTGCAACTCCAATTACATTAGCATCAGCAAGATTTAGTTTTCCACCATTTGCCGTTACTGTAGCAAAACAAATTATGTCACCAGAAAAAAATTGAATTCTTGTACCTGATGCAGTAACTGTAGCAGTAGCGTTAACACTTGCTTCACCAAATAGAACTAATCCACCACTTAACGAAGAAAATGGCGTTTCAGCAAATGAGCTAAATCCAAACATTTAAGCCAAAGTAACAGACAACGAGCCGATAGCAATCTTGAAAATATCGCCAGAAGCAATCGTCTTAGATGCATCTAATGGTGTGTGATACAGCAGATTACCGCCAGTAGAAGCATCCAATAGACCGATCCAGCCTACGGTTCCCCATGTTCCTGTGGCTTGTGGGAACTCAACCGCAGCACTATTGGTACTAACGCCATTGCTTGGCGCACCAAAAGTAACAGCAGTACGAGCATAAGAACCGCCTGAAACTTCTGTACCAGTATTAGCATCGGTAGGATCGCTCGTGTAAAGACCGACATAAACAGTTGCGGGGCTTGTGTAGCTAGTATTGCGGAGAGTAGCGTTAATCAGCGCATTCTCTAAAAAATTACTCATTTCGGCCATGATTACTCCTCAAATTTATTTCTTTTACTGCGGTTTTCAAACTGGGTAATAACTCTTAAATTCCAAGGAACATGCAAACCACATACATTTTTACCCATTAAAGGAACTATGTGATCCACCTCATATTTAATCCCAGTTTCCTTAGTTTTTAATCTAGCTTCAATATAAAAACTTTGTATCTGCTCTTTTAGTGTTTCTTTTATCCATTTTGGGACAGCATTTCTTTTTGCAGCCCTTGCTAATGCTTGCCAAGCAAATTTTTTATGTTTTGTTTTCTCATAACATCTTTTACTTTTGGCAGCATATTTTTCTTTATTATTTATTTGCCATTCATGCACTTTTTTAATTTTATATTCTTTGTTTTTTTCATAGTTATCATAATGATACTTCATTGCTTTTGCACGTTCTGATTCAGCATTCTTAGCGTACCATTCTTTTTTTGCAACTTTAGCGCAATCCTTGCACCAGCGATGCAACCCATCCTTATTTGCAGCACATTTAGAAAACATCTCTAAATGCTTACTAACATTGCATTTTGAGCAATGTTTCACAGATTTACCTCACGTTATAAGACATTGACATAGGCTGACCACTGTACTCACTAGACTGGTCAGATGTATTGATTGCAGTGATTGCACGTTCATACAAAGCGGCCCAAGTCTGAACCCTTGCATCATTCATCAGATACGGCTCTGCCTCAGCCAAAGACGCATACAGCAGCGCATCAGGATAATTTGCAAGGAATACGTTAGAAGCAGTGCTGTCACTCAATACTGTAGGCTTACCGTAGTACAGCATTTGCAGTGTGTATGATGTGTCTGGAATCGGGGCTAGCTGCATCTCAGAGCCAAGCACCGTGTAGTCCACTGGCTTACCACTCTCAGTAGCCCTAGAAGTCTCGTAGAAGCTGTTAGGAGCCTTGTAGCGCAGGGTTGTAACCGGAGTCGTGTTGAGATGAATATCGCGCATCTCTAGGAAGTCTGTCGGGAGTCCAACAGTTGAATCACCGCTAGTCGTTGAAGCCGTAGCCACAACCAGCATTTGACGGGTTCTAATATCTCGCTGTAACCGTGTCTCAGCTAGTCGGATAAAGTCAGGGATAACCGACGTTAGATCACTACGAGCAAGGTAATTTGCTATCGTAGTCTTTAGTTCCGAGTAGCTAGTAAACGCCATGTTATTCCTCTAATTGCTCAAAATCTTTCCAGCCATACTCGTAAGTGCCAATGTGCCGGATGTGCATCGATAACTCGTGGTCTACATACGTCTGGAAGCCCTCAGAACCGGCTTTAACGCAGAAATAGACATCCTCACCACATACACCACTACTGCCCCAACCAGCATCAAACCAAGGCCGACCTGTCTTCTCAAACACCTCTTTGCGGATCATCACAGCACCAAAGCCAACCGCTGTCACTTCCTCAATCCCTTGCTTGCCGCGAGAGTCTATGTTCTCCCACTTATGCACCAAGGTTTCACCATCCATGTACTTCGTCATCAACTTAGCCGTAGGTGTTACCGGCTTGCGTCTTGTCGTAGCATTCACCCCAACAATCGGCACATCACGACTTAGCAGAATTGTAATTATGTCAGGCGGGAATCTCATGTCACTGTCGATAAACAGGACAGCATCACAGCCTTCCTTTAACGCAACTTCTGCCAACTTCTCACGCTGGTCAAAGATCAAGGTTCCCGGCATTGTGTAAAGGCTTAGTCCACCTTTACCGTCCTTGCATCTAACGGAAGCATCGTGCGCTGCCATCTTCGCAAAGTCAAAAGCAAAACCTGTATGAACCTCATCCCGGCATGGGACACAAACACCAACTCTCATATAGTTCCTCGATACGTTTTCAGTGCATTACCAAGCTCTGTGCCATTAAGAAACTGCGCGAATCGCTCTTGATCTATTACAGCAAATCCTCGCATTATTTTCTTTTGGTTCAAGTCATCAATCACAGTATAAGGAAGCCTAGCGACGTGATGTAATTCGTTAAGATGTCCTGTCCTCTGCTTATCAAACTCCCTTTGAATCTTGTTAGCTTCAAGGATGTCTGTAATGTCTTGCTTGGTTTCGATGATTATGCCGCCATCACCGTCTGCATGTACTGTCTGAGTCCGTATCGGGTTGCTCATTAAATGTGTGTCCAAGTTCGTCCTGTTCTAACCCCCCGGACGCAGTTTGGGGATACTCCAAGTTCTCTTGCCAACACTGCATGGCTGAGTGTGCTTGCTCTAATTGTCCTTACTTGTTCTTCATTAAGCAAGGATTTCCCATTCAATTCGCCTTTGGGAGAAACTGTACGTTTCCTACCCTTAGCAATCATATCTGCTGTATTTTCTTTTGGAGTGCCAATAGTTAGATGATTAGGATTTACACAACTAGGATTATCGCACTTGTGCATTACATGCCACCCTTTAGGAATATCCTTGTTATTAGCCAATCTCCAACTTACTCTATGCGCCCCATCGGAACCCTTAGATTTTGCGCCTATGCTGAATCTTCCATAACCATTTGACATGGTGTTTCCAATCCAACTCCAGCACTCGTCATCAGTTAATTTATTAACAAAATTCCAAAACCTAACTTCCATTGGTTCTTGAGCATATTTCTTAGGCTCAGGACTGCCATACTTCATATATCTTCGATAATGTTTCTGGCAGTATCCCCAACCTACAGCTTTCCCTTGACACTCATCATATTTGCAATTCATAGGACACCTCCGTGATAAACACAGAGGCATCCTATCTTAATTACGAACACATGTCAAATCAGAGGCTGAAATCGAGATCCGCAATTATGCCATGAGCAGCCTCGTTCTTGATCTCAAGAGTAACTTCAGCCAGAAGCTGAGTATTTTCGCTATCGCCAGTCTTAGCCAGATCATTAGTCTGGAAAGGACGCAGATATGCCAGAGCAGCGTACTCAGGATCAAGGATCAGAGCATCGCGGGTACGCATGAAACGGTTAGGAACAACCGACATAGTACCGAAGTCAGACATATAAACGTCAGCAGCACCGATAATGGTAGTAGGCGTATTCGATGGAGCCATGTAACGCTGTGCAGCGATACCAGCAAAAGTCGAAGTCTTCTGCTTACCAGCAGCGCCAACCATCAGAATCTTAGGCGAACCACCAGAGACAAATACCTCTGCAACAACTTCTTTCAGCAGAGTCTCGGTGAAAGTACGCTGAGTACCGTCAGTACGAGTCGATACGCCGATAGTTGCAGGATCAGAACCACCAGAACCAACCGAGCTATTAGTCTTGATCCACGACAGCAGCGAACCCAGCTTACGGGCAGTTGTCGAAGTACCAGCCGAACGACCCTGATTAGCCAACAGGATGGTTTCCAGATCCCGCTTGAGCTCAGAAGAAGCCTTAGCCAACTGATAAGCCTTTTCAGACTTACGACCAGCCTTGTTCACTGCATCCAGAGTACCGGAAACCTGAACAGTCTTCTGAACGATCTGTGTGTAGTTACCCAGACGAACGGTAGGAGACAGGGTTGCGGAGCTTGCATCAGCGCCTTCAACAGCAGCGTTAGCAGTGGTAGCAGCAGCCAGCGAGTCAGTCTGCCACTCGTGATAAACAGCAGTAGCTTTAGTCTTGCCAATAGAAGACATGAAAGGTGTCTCAGTTGGCGAGATGTCATAGATGATGTCGGTCAAATCTTCGCGCTGACCAATAGCGCTGTGTGCGGTAAATGTAGGCATGTTAAATGCTCCTATAGAAATTTCTCAAATGCTCTTGCGGCATCAGCGACCCTTCCGGATTGCTTTGCTCGCGCCTTTAACTTACGCAATTCCTCGCTCTGGCTATCACGAGGCTGAGAAACACCCGACTTAATTACCTTCGGAGCTTCACTAACCTTCTTCGTTATGCCCGGCTTTGCAGACTGTAACTTGTCGTACTGCATTGCCTTGTATAGCGTCAGAACTGCCCGCGAATCATAAACATTCGCTAATTCACCATCAGAGAAACCAGCCTTTAAGCCAAACTCCCGTAGCTGCTGCCTGATTGTTTCACCCTTCTGCGGATCAGCATACTCAGGAATTGCCTCTGCCAGCTTACGAGCTTCGGCCTGTACTACATGACCAAGCTGCTCCTGACGTTCCATTTCCTGCTGCTGTGCAATTCGCTGTCGCTCGGCCTGAACTTGAGCTAATTGCTTTTCCCGCTGAGAGAGTTCTGCAACCTTAACAGCGTACCCAATCGGATCATTCTCTTTAAGGTAATCCAGATTCTCCTCTTGCGGCTGCTGGTTGAGCATCTGCTCTATAACCTGCAACCTGTCCGCATACTGATCTCGAAGTTGTCTAGCTTCATCGATACGCTGGCGCTCTGCTTCAACCGCCTTGCGCTCCTCAGCTACGGCTTGCGATTTCTTTGTATAGTCTGTGCCAAGTTGATAAGACTTGATTAGCTCGTCTAGGGTTACCTCACGTTCTTCACCAGCGGCTTTAACCCGGTATTTCGGAGGCTCCTCTTGCTCATCACTTTCATCATCTTGTTCTACCTCTGACTCGTCTGATTCATAAGATTCAGGCTCATCAGATTCGGCCTCGCTATCGTTGGCTTCGGTCTGTGCTTCAGGTTGTTCCGGTTCGGAGCCCTCGTCACTGCCCATAAGACCCAAAATAGCGTTAGCTGCACCACCTACAGTTAACTCCGCATTTCCCGATTCGGGAGTCGTGCCTTGAGTATCGCTCATATATCTTTCCTAAATTATATCGGGAACCGCCCGATTCGGGTTACAAAATCTTTAACCGCTTCTCATCTATGAGCTTCTGAGAAACAAGTCCATCTAAGTAAGTCTCTATCAATTCCAATGCCCTAAGCTGCATATAAGCGTTCTCACGTACCTCTTTATCGTTCATATCGCTCATTGCAAACTTGTTAATCTCTACCGAGCGTAGTTCCTGCATCATCTCTTGGAACCACTCATCTCGTAGCATATGTTCAGCCCATGAAGACTTGTCCATTTAGTAACCCAAATCTCTAACGACTATTGCAGGAAAATTCTTTATACCAAGCAAATTTAATGCTCCTAGTCTATGACCACCTTCAAGTACATATGGCCCTTGTTCGTCTATAGCAACAATTAAAGGATCAACATATTTATTCTTTTTTATTTGTTCTGCCAGATCTTTTGTTCTTTTTATATCATCTGCTGATCTAAACAATTTATTTACATCTGCTCCCGGAAAGTCGCTCATTGAAACAGATCGAATACCTTTATCTATTTCATATTTTTCAAAACTTGCTGGAATTGACCCCATGTTTTTTACTTCTTTGCCAACATTTAAGCCATCAACAACTTTACCGGCTTTGGGATATTGAACAAACCAAGGGGTCATCCTTTCTAAAGTATTTAATGGATTATTTAATGGTTTTGTAGAGCCAGCAAAACCCATTGCCATATTTTCAGTTACTCGGTCAACGTACTGCCTAGCAGCGGCTTGTTCTGGCGTAACAGGAAGCCCTTTATAAGCATTTTGACTAGCCTGAGCAGCCAATGCCTGAGCTTGGTTAAACTGTTTAGCCTGATCGTTAACAGTAGAAAAATACTCTTTAGGATCATTGTAAAGCAGCCCAAGATTAGCCTTAGCAGCCTGTTTGCTCCTATCCACAAATCCAAGAATGTCGCTAAGTAAGCCAGCCATTACATAACCTTATTCAGATTGCCAAGCTCACGTATTGCCTTTAAGACAATATCGGCTTGCTTGTTACGGGATTCCTCGTCAGCAATGTCCATAGCTAGAATAGCCTGAAGCTGTTTCACCGCAAGTTCTGCTTCCCTTAGACGCATATCCGCCGCATCGTTCTGCTGCTTCATCTGGAGTTCTATACCTTTACGGGTATATTCTGCTTCCAATGTCTGACGCTCCAGATCCAACTTAGCCGCATCAATTTGCGACTTAGCTTGTGTCTTCTCACGCTCTACCTGCGCCAACATCTGCGCCACTTCTGCCTGTGCATCTGGTGCTGGTGGCTGTGGCTGAGACAATGCAGCATTCTGCTCAGGACTAATCTCGTTAAGGAATACAGACGCATCCTTAAAGCCAGCAGCCTCAATCATGCGAGCCAAGGTGTCACGGTACTGAGCAACGCTAACCAATGGATTCGATGGGCCATAAGCCTGAATGATCTGCTCCTGCTTCTGGCTAATCATATTCAGCATGGCTAGCTTCTGCTCACGGTCACCTGAACCCAGACCAACATTAACCGATACGTCGTACTCGTTAGCCCATGTACGTGGATCAAAAGTCACAAACTTGCCACGCATACGGACAATCTTGGCCTCATCCTGATACTTGCCAAGCAGGTGCAAAATGCCTCTAAACAGCGACTTAACGCCAGTCTCAGCAAAGATACGAGCAATCAACTCCAGCTTGCCAGAGTTAGACTTCATCATCGCAGCAATAGCCGT